ACCATATAGCCCTAACTATGCGCACATACTTTGTGGCATGGCAATAGTGTGACACCTGTGTATGACTTTGTGGATTATTTAGGGCGTAGTTTGTATAACGATTAGGTAACGATGTTACCCGTAATACCTGCCCAGTGCGGTAAATGAGCCATCCTTTGAGATCGGCACTAACGTAGGTGTTAGCGTCTTTCCAATGGCTTCTAGTATAGCAATACCCATCTGCCAATTAGCGCTTCCATAGCGTAAATAAGATGCTTTTTTGCGATCCATAAGATTACCTACCTCAACGCCATATAAAGCCCTGTAATGGCTTCCTACGCCCTCTGCATAGGCACTCATGCCTAGCCTGTGGGTGTGGCCACACAATACAGATTTACCCCATTTTTTAGCCAGGTTAAGAGCTGTGATACCTGCGTGCTGAGACATGTTGCCTTCATCTCCATGGGCCAACATCCAGCCTGGGTGAAACTCATAGGCAGTGCGATGGTATTCCATGCCCATATCTTTAAACCCCATGAATGCCGGGTATTGTAATTCAGGTAAGCTGATTAACCCAGGTACTTTAAGCAAAGTGTTATATAAGCGATCAGTATGATTACTGCGGATAATATGACACTCTCGGCTGTACTCACTGAGATCCCACAGTATCGACTTAGTAAGTTCCCGATCATCGTGAATGGTTTGCCGATAAGCCAAAGGTGTGCCTTCAGCCCATTTACTAATTGTGTTAAAGTCAATCTCATCCCCAACCACCAATACTGAATCAAACTTCTCCCGCCTTGCTAACTTAATTACATTGTTTACAGCTACCTCATGATGAAATGGCACCTGCAGATCGCTAATAACTAGATAGCGCTTAATCTTCATCCTCTTCAAAATCATCAAGTGGATTTTTTATAGGATCTTTACTATCTATGATCCAATCTGGATAACTTGATCTATCCATCGCAAACGCTAAAGCTGTACCTTCGTCCATTCCAGATTTACGGCAAGCCATATAAACTTCATTAGCTGCTATTGCCCAGAAGTCTAACTTTGTAAGTACAGGCTCTTTAGTAGTCCTGCGCCTACGTGCAATCTTCTTTTTAGGTTTGCGTTTAGTAGCCATAATAAAATTATGACTTACTGATTAAGATAAAGAGATCATCGACACGCTTCTCTAGTCTTGTTAATTGATCCTTCATGCTAGAGCCACCATTAGGGCGTAACTCATTTAGCCAGCCTTTAACTAAAAAACGTAATCCTACTAGCCCGCCTGATAGCACGGCCATAACGCCAGCGCCAAAGCCAGCCCACTCTGTAGGTGTCATGCTTCATTAGCACCGATGCCATAAGCACTGTCGGATTTATCTAGAGCCCTAGCTGCTGGACCTGCGAGCGCTGCAACAATTACAGACACGGCAGGATCTAAACCTAATTCATTACTTGCTAAAAATGTTAGTAGTGATACAAGCACACCTCTAAAGTATGATTTTAGTATTGCTTTTTGCTTCTTGCTTATCTTCATATCTTGCCCCCTATTAGTGGTATATCGAATGGCGTGCCATTTAGATCGCCTAGTGTTGTAAAACTGATATGCATATGACGCTTGTGCGGGTTGATTCCTTTGTACTTACGCCATTTCCAATTTAATATCTTTGAGCATATTCGCCCGTTATAGATGACGTATGATATGCGTGGATCCGACTTGGCTGCGATTCTGATTTGGTCAGCCAAATAAGGTGCGAGCCCATCGGATGGCTCCAGCCCAGCATCAATATCAATTGCTCTGACCCAAATCCCGTCTGGATTATGATCCGATTTTCTGGCGGAGTGACGGCTATCGCCCAGCCACCCATCACTGGCAGTACGCCTATCTGGAAACCACGTATCAACTTGATCTCTTAACTGCACGCCAGCTGCACATAGCTTAGGTTGCATTACAAACCTAGAGCTGTTAAATCCTCAACAGTTAAACCAAGTGCTGCAAGTTTAGCCTGTGCCGCTGATTTTACTAATTGCTTTGCTTTGGCTTCGGTTTGTTCAGCTTGGCCTTCGGCTTGGCGTGATTTAATATCTTTTATTTCTAAAGCGGTTGCTTCTCTTACATCATCATCTATCTGTATATTTATAGTCATTTTATCTCCTAACTTAGAGCGTAACCATAGACAAAAATTGTTCCACCAGTCAAAGTGCCGCTAACGGGGGTTAAAGTAAATGCTGTGTATGAAGTGGTGTTATCTACGTATCCACCCCAATTTCTATACTGCGTATCACCGCCATAAAGTCCATTTTTTATATAAGTGCGTTTGGCTAAAAATGGATTGATTATCTCAAAACTGCACTGAGTTCCATTAGTAATAACATTACCAGCTCTTGTAAAATTAGAAGCATTATTATTGGCAGCAATAGTTGAAGCAGCGGTTGAATAAACTGCACCAATATAACACGCATAATATCCGGTCGTAGTTGAACCTAATTGCATAGTCATATTTTCATCATTAACGCTGCCAGTTCCGCCAGTTACAAAAATTGCATAAGCATCATAAGTTGCAGAAAAAGCACTTGTAACAGTAACGCTGCTAACAGCAGAGCCGATAACTTGGCTTTTAACTAAAGTTAATCCAGCACCAGCAGGGGCAGCCCACTTTAATCCTAATGCTTGTGTAGAATCTGCTGTTAGAACTGTGTTATTAGCACCGATTGGAATTCGGGCATCAACTGTAGAAAAACCATAGACATCGCCTTTAGTAGTCAATGGTGATCCGCCACCTACTGCTACCCATGCACTACCGCTATAAGTTAAAACTTGGTTTGTGTCTTTTAAATAACATGCGTTACCTTCTTGCGGTGATGTTACAGCTGCATCTCTAGCAGCGGCACTGGCAAAAACCCAGATACCTTGCATCAAGTAGCCATCAACATCGGCAGCGGTTAATACCTCGCCTGTTGTAAAATCCTTAAATCCTAATCCAGCGGCCATTATTTCTCCTTAGTAACTGAGCACATTATAGTCTAAAGTGCCGTATATATTGTTATTTAGAATCAGTGCATCGATGACTGGTTCAAGGGTCGTAAAGAAGACCCTAAAGCTGTTGGGTGTGATCGTGGTAGCCACGCCAAATATCTGCAAAGTGTTGTCTAGGGTAGATCCACCTGGCTGAGTAGTAACAATTTTAATCGGATCAAAAAAGTCCAATTCTAAAGCTGCAATAATGCCTGAGTTGTAATTGTCTGTATATAAGTCCAATTCGATGCCATCGCATCTAACCTGTGTCTCGGCACGGCTAGCAACATAAGCCTGGGCATAATCTAGAGCCACGGCATCGGTCTGCATTAGCAGGTCTTGTAGGTTATATGAGTGAATAAAGTATTTGTCAATAGATGGTTGATTGATCGCTGTCTGTGGTGATCCACCTGCACGACTTACCTGGGCTGAATTAAAAATCAAGTTATCATCTAATTTCCACATAGCATTGGCGTATGAAATGCCTGTGCCGTCATCATTAAAAGTAGTTACTGTGCCACCGATTGATCCTGCAGTTACAGCTCTATCTTGGAATACAAACTCGCCATCAGTGTTTACATATAGTGCGCCATATTCACTGTCAGCCACAGTCTGCATAGCACCTAGAGAAGTACGTGGTGTGCCAGGATCTGCCTGTAATGTAGTAAGTCCAGCATCAACATCACGCATAGTTGCTGGCCAGTCAATTTGATCTAATATCTGGTTAATTCTTGTGCCTGATAGGTTGCCAGCACTAGCACCTGTGACTGTTGATACCTGAGCATTTTGAGCAAGTCTGAAAGCATCTACAGCTTGTATTGTTGTATACGCCACTTCTGTTGCATCTTTAGGTTGAGTGTTGACATAGCTTGTAATGAAACCAGAGAATAGTGAATAAGTAGTAGCGCCATAAGTAGCAGAGATTTGCACCTTCTTCATAGGTGTTAGTAATTCGTAATATGGCCCTGATGGATTAGTCGGGTTAAAATCTCCGTTTTGATCTACTATGCGTAAAGTCAATTGGCCTGTTTGAAATTGATCTACTAAAGCGTTACGGCCTCGGCTAGTTTGTATGTAGTTAATCTGATCTGATACATCGACAATTACAGCAGTAGAATCTGCTAATACGTTTACGTCTAATATACCTGTGCCTAATATCATCGCCTGCGCAAAACTTGGCCCAGTTGAGAAGTTAATTACAGCATTGATTGTTGGTACAGCCATTAGGTGCCGCCAGATAGACCGCCTGCGGGTGTAGTACCACGGCCCATTTTATTGATTCTCAATAAAGTCTCATTGATTGTGTTAGTCAAATCTTGCTCGGTTAATACTGATCCAGCCACGTTTACAGTTACTGGTGTGTACTCGCCACGTGATACACCACCCATAGCAAAACTTGCAGCGCTTGGTAATTGCATAGCACCGCCAGCGCTCTGTGTAGGCACGTTACTTATATTCTTATAGGCATCTGCGTACTCGCCACGTTGCACCGCACCCATAGCAAAGCTAGAAAATGAATCAGCCGCTAAAGCTGCTTTAGTCATGGCATCGGCCAATAGTTTTGTTTTAGCCGTTGCATCTAATTCAACATTTAATTTCTTAGCTAAAGCCTCGTTCTCATCTAAAATTGCTATCTGTGCCCTTATTCGTAATTTAGTCTCAGCATCTGTGGCTTGATTAAGCGCAAGCGTCAAACCTATACGCTCTACGTCAAACTTATCTTTAAGTTTATCTACTTCTGATTTAGCCTTCAGTTTGGCCAGTTCATCTGCTCTGGCTTTGTTGCCTTCTTTGATAATTTTATTTTCCAATTTAAGTTGCTGTAAATAAACACGGCTAGCAGCTCTTGGTTCTAGATTGGCTTTAGTGCCTGCTTTGCTTTTGTTTTCTTCTTCTGCCAGTTTGCCTAATAATCCAAATATGTTGGTGCCAAATAAAACATCGGTTACTCTTTTTGATCCAGGTATTTTTTGGAGTTCGGCAATTAAAACTCCAACGCCAGTAATAGCATCGCCCGTAGCCTTACCAAAATTTTCCATTTTGTCTGTAGTGTCTTCAATGCTAGTGTCTTTGCCCAGTGCGTCTAATGCACCTAATATGCCTTTACCTATTTCTTCTTTGACGTTTTCGGATGCTACTTTTAATAGATCCATTTTGCCAGCGTAAGTAGTTAATCTAGCTGCTGCTTGGCCTGCAAACTTCTGTTGCAATTCGGCCATAATCTTTTCCATATTGCCAGTTGCTAATGTGGCCTTACTTAATCCAGTTCCTAATCTGCCTAGTGCTGTAGTTTGACCAGAATATGCTTTGGCTAAACTAGCGCTAATTTGTTCAACTGATCCATACCCAGCTGCGCTTAAATCTAATGCCAGTGCTAAAGCATCTTGGCTTTGAGTAATAGATTTAGTAACTGTTAATAGTCTTTGAAATGATGGGCGTAATTCATCATCAAGCACGCCTGTAGTCTTCTGTAATTTTCCAATGTAATCTTCAACTGCTGGCGAACTAAAAGCATATCCAGTATTTTTTAGCTGTAACTCTAAAGACTTGGCTGCCTTCTCATCTGCCATAAATGCAGACACTGCCTTCTTACTGTAATTTAATAATGCGGCGGCACTAAACACCCCAGCAAATACTTTGCCAAAACTCTTAACTTGTTTCTCAAAGGCTGATACTTCTTTCTTGCCTTTTTTTAATCCTTTGTTATCAAAGGTGCTGAGTGCGGAGACTACTAAGGTTGGCACAATTACACGCCCTTAAATCCACGAGCTGATCGCTCTTTGTAAAATCCTAATACCTGAGACTTCTGCTCTAGTGGCATCTTCTTATAGTATGCAAATATGGCATCATCTAAAGCCTTCTTTAGATTTGCGTACACTTCGCCTTGCTCTTCTTTCCATACCTTGTAAATTACTCGGCCTTTATTCTTACGACCTCTGCGACCTACTGAGCCTGCCATTGTTGCATCTACTACGTTAGGTAGTGCCTGAATAAATTGCACGCCTGCATCTGGGTTTAATGATGCGCCTTGTGCGCCAGTAGTCTTACGGCCAGCAGTTTCATAGATTGCACCAGCAGCTGATTCATTAGATACGTAATTGTAAACAGAATAACCACTTCTGTTTTTCTTGTTAGGGCCTAACTTATATTTAATGCCCTGCCTAGCTGTGGCCTGATCGTATGCTGGGAATGGCCTGCGTTGGCCTTCTTGTGGCTCGGCCTGTTTAAGCCATCCGCTTAATACGTTTTGATTAGATGGTAATTCAGACTTGGATCTATTGGCTACTTTGATCATAGGTGTTTTTAAAGATGCTTTTACGTTTTTAAACATATCATCATCAAGTTGATCTATAGCCTTTAGGAACTCTCTAACGCCGTTTACCACGACTGGCATTTTTGATCTCCTTAGCTCTGTCTGTTAATACCTGAATTATTGCTAGATACATTTCGGTATCCATATCAATAAACTCTCTAGGCGGTATTCCAGTTTCTACTGCTAATTGCGCAATAGTGTAAGCAATAGAATTCCGCTCAGTTATTTTTTTTCTTCGTCTAATACCTCGACAGTGTCTAAAGTGTCTATAAACTCTGATCCCCATAAAGGTATCTGTGCGCCAGCCCTGCGTAAGCATTCATAAGCCAGCCAGAATATCTCTGTTTGACGCTCATGCTCACGCAAGACCTTGCTAATTCCTGATCCG